TAATCCAGATTGTCGTGAAGATTCCGCATATCCTGCTAACCCAGATTCTGAGTATGGTTGGGAAAAACTGTTCTCGGAGCGTCTTTACTTTGCTTATCATCGCAACTATGGTATTCCTGTACGTGTTGCTCGATACCATAATATATTCGGACCAGAAGGAACCTGGGACGGTGGAAGAGAGAAAGCCCCAGCAGCAATTTGCAGAAAGGTCGCATATCTGCCTGAGGAAGGAGGAACCATCGATGTATGGGGTGACGGTAAGCAAACTCGCTCCTTCTTGTATATTGATGAATGCATCGAAGCAACCCGTAGAATGATGGATTCTGATTTCATCGGACCTGTAAATATTGGCTCAGAAGAAATGGTAACCATCAATCAACTTGTAGACACTGCCGCTAAGGTTGCAGGCAAGACTGTAGAGAAGAATCACATTGACGGACCTCTTGGTGTTCGTGGTCGTAATTCCAACAACGATCTGATTCGTGAGAAATTGGGTTGGGATTATTCGCAAACTCTTGAAGAAGGTATTTTTAAGACTTACACTTGGATTTCCGAACAAATTGATAAAAAATGAAAATTACAGTACTAGGTTCTAGTGGGCAGATTGGTGCCTATCTAACAGAATATCTTCGTGATAAAGGTCACATTGTTCATGAGTTTGATTCTGTCAATGGTGCAGATCAAGACATGACTGCAATTCCCAATCCAGAACTTGATCGTATTATTCAGGATTGTGATTTTGTATTCTTTCTTGCATTTGATGTTGGTGGTTCACGATACCTTAAAAAGTATCAGCATACTTTCCAATTCATTAATAACAACACTCGTCTAATGGCAAATGCTTTTGGATTGATTGAAAGGTATAATAAAAGATTTGTTTTTGCATCATCTCAAATGAGTAATATGAGTTACTCCCCTTATGGTGTGATGAAGAGAGTTGGAGAACTTTATACCACTTCACTGAAAGGACTTACTGTTAAGTTCTGGAATGTTTATGGTATTGAGAATGACCATGAAAAAGCACACGTCATCACTGATTTCATCCGTAAAGGATTTGAAGAGGGTGAATTTGAGATGATGACTGACGGTACGGAAGAACGTCAGTTCCTTTATGCAGAAGATTGCTGTGAAGCACTTGAGACGGTTATGGAATCTTATACCGATTTTAAACCAGAAGATCCGTTGCATATCACTTCATTCCGTGGTACTACTATTAGGGAAGTTGCTGATATTATTCAAGGGCAGTTTAGATTGATTGGTAAGGAGGTGAGAATTAAACCAGGACTTGCTAAAGATAGTGTTCAGATGGACAAAAGAAATGAGGCAGACACATATATCACTGGATGGTGGTTGCCAAAGACAAATATGCAAGATGGAATTGCAGCAGTATTCAAAGAAATGAGTAAAGAATATGACAATATCGTTTAATGATCTTGGTAGAGCTGGACGTTTGGGAAATCAAATGTTCCAGTATGCTGCTCTAAGGGGGATTGCAAAGAATAGGGGATTTAACTGGATGATTCCAGATAAAAATGCTCCTAGACCAGATAATTATGGATTATTTGAGGCATTTAAACTTACTAATTGCAAATCAGAAAATGTAGGAGAGCAAAACTCTAGACAAATTTCTTGGAGAGAGTTTCATTTTAATGAAGAGTTATATAATCAATGTCCAGATAATATTGACATTGATGGATATTTCCAAACTAAAAAGTATTTTCAAAACATTGAAGATGAGATTCGTGAAGATTTTACTTTTAGAGATGAGTGGTTAGAACCGTGTCAAAAGTATATTGAAAGTATTGGAAATGATAAACTGGTTTTTCTTCATGTAAGAAGAGGAAATCCAAGTCTTCAAGGTGTTCGTGGTGAGAAGTGGTCTTATCAACTACTTCAACATACTCATCCTTTAATGAAGAAAGAGTATTATTTAAATGCTTTAAGTCAGTTTGATGATTCATATCAAGTTATTGTATTTTCTGATGTGATTGATTGGTGTAAAAAACAAGATATTTTTCAGGGAGAGAGATTTTTATTTTCTGATAATTCAAAGCAATTGTTTGGTGATGGCGCATCCGTTCCTTATATTGATTTGTGTTTAATGTCTCTTTGTTCTGATGCTATTATTGCCAACAGTTCAATGAGTTGGTGGGGTGCATATCTGATCAATAATCCAAACAAAAAAGTTATTGCACCCAAACCTTGGTTTGGACCTGCAGTGTCACACTATATTATGGATGATTTAATTCCAAATGAATGGATAGAATTATATAATGACCCATCTGAAGTTCCACCAGAAGTTTAATATGAAAAACACTACATTTATAGTTCCACTTAGAATTGATACTGGTGATAGACTTAGAAATGTTATTTTAACAACTTCATATCTTCTCAATAACTTTGATACTAATATCATTATTAAAGAAGTTGATAGTGAGCATAGATTTGAAGAGTATGCTTTACCTGTCATCAAGAGATTGTGTGACGTATCAAATCTCAGGCATATCTTTGAAGAAGAGACTAGAGACGATGACTCTTTTCACCGCACCAAAGTCTTAAATGATATGGTATTTGAAGCAACAACAGATATTGTTGTTAACTATGATACCGATATTATCTTACCATTAGATACTTATACTAAAGCTACTGAGATGCTTAATAATGGATATGAAGTTGTTTATCCATATAAGTTTGGCGAAATGGGTGAGAAGAAAGTGAACTTGGATTTTACAATTCAAACTCAGGAAGATATTGATAACTTTGAAAAAAAAGAGTTTGTCAAAAAATGGAAGGAGAATAATTTTACCTCAGAAAATTTTGAAGAAAGTTATTTCTATGCTCCAAATTCTAATGGAATTGGATGGGCAGAATATGGTATGGTTCAATTCTTTAATAAGAAAGTTTATATTAGTGGTTATTTGGAGAATGAGAATTTCATTGCATATGCGCCCGAAGACGTAGAGAGACATCACCGTTGGAAGACTCTTGGATATAATATTGGAAGAGTGAATAATTTTGCATACCATTTAGAACATGCAAGAACTCCAAATTCGTGGTATACTAATCCACATATGCAAAGAAACAATCAACTTTGGGAATACTTAAAAACTCTTTCTAAAGAAGAACTTATTGAATATTATGAAAATCAGGAATATATTAAGGAGAGATTAAAATGAATTGGAACTTAGTTACACTTGCAAATTCTGATTATAAACAAAAGCAAGATTATCTAACGAGTTATGCTGAGAATCTTGGTTTGAGCAACCTAGCATATTCTTTTGATTGGTTAAAGCAAACCAGTTTTTATCAAGAGAATAAAGAGATTTTGGATGAAAAAACTGGATGTGGATATTGGTTGTGGAAACCATATATTATCCTCGATGCAATGAATAAACTTGATGATGGTCAGATGATCATATATTCTGATGTTGGTGATATTTTTCATCAAAATCTTTTTCCTTATGTTGAAAATATTATGGATGAAGATGATTCATGTCTTCTTCTTATTGGTGGATTTCCAAATAAATGTCTTACTAAAAGAGATTGTTTTGTATTCATGGATTGTGATGAAGAGGATTATTGGGACTGTATTCAGTTAGAAGCTGGTATGTCTTTCTGGAAAGTATGTGACAAGTCAAAACAAATTGTGAGTGAATGGTTAGAATATTGTAAAGATCGTAGAATTATTTCTGATGATGAGAACGTATCTGGTAAAGAAAATCTTTCAGGATTTCGTGGTCATTTTCATGACCAAAGTATTTTGACAAATCTTGCAGTTAAACATGGTCTTCCTGCAGTTACACAACAAGATCAAATTAGAAATTATCTTGAGTGTAATGTTGATTATTGGTATGAAAGATTTTCTGAGAGCAATTATAATAGAAACCGAGATATAGAAAGACTTCTTATAGAAATGAAGGAAGGTTCTCCCCATGCATAGTATTATTCTTACAGTTCATAATAAAGGATTTTTGATTGAAAAAGTATTGGAGTCAATTTATAATAATACTATAGGCGATTATGAATTGATTGTTGTATTAGATGGATGTAGTGATAACTCCGAGCAAATCGTTACAGAACATAAACGAAGTAATACCACTGTTATTACAACTCCAGATGTATTTGAAACAAAAGCAAACAATGCTGGATTAAAGATTTCTAAGGGTAAGTATGTTATTATCGTTCAGGATGATATTATTATTAAAGAACATGGATGGAATCTAAGAATGCAGAAACCATTTGATGCCTTTGATGATGTATTTGCGGTTACTGCAAGGACTGCCCATAATTGGGAGTTTAATCCCAATACAAAGCATTTAAATATGAAAGAAGATCTTGATGATTGTTGGTCTGATATTTGCATTCACACTAATCATGCTGATAGAAAAAATATTTCAAGAGATACTTTTGCTATTCGTGCTTCTGTAAATCGTGGTCCTTTGATGATTGATCATGAAGATTTGAAAAAACTTAATTATTTGGATGAGGAATTTTCTCCTCAAGACATGGATGACCATGACTTAATGTATCGTATGCACAAACAACTTGAAAAAGTTTGTGGTTGTTATTGGATTGATTTTGAATCAAGGGAACAATGGGGAGGAACTAGAGTAAATGGTTCTCCAGCTCCTTGGTTGTTAAAATCAAATCATAAAAATATGAAAATATTTTATAATAGACATCAAGATCTTTTAAGCATGTCATACGAAAATGAAAACAGAACTTTAAAGGACGACTAAAATTATGAAATTCTTAGATTTATTTGAAAAAGATTTCTATCAGAAAATGATATCACCTGCAGGAAACAATCCTGTACGTAATCGTGCTGATAGCCTCTCAAAAGTATTTGAAATATTAGATGAAAAGAAAGATAAAAACTTTTTTATTGTTGAGACTGGATGTATGAGAGCAGACCATGGCCAACTTGCTTTTGGTGATGATGGAGCTTCAACTTTTATTTTTGATAAATTTATAAATTTTTATGACGGTGAAGTTGTATCTGTAGATATTAATGCAAATAATGTAGAACATGCAAGAAGTATGGTCTCAGGAAGGACATCTGTTTATTGCTCAGATTCTGTAGAGTTTCTGTGGAGTATCCCTGAGAAAAAGAAAATTGATTTTCTTTATTTGGACTCTTATGATTTTGAACCAAATAATCCTATCCCATCACAGAAACATCATCTTAAAGAATTGTGTGCTGTGATGAAGAACTTAAGAAAAGGATCTATTATTTGTGTAGATGATCATCTTAATACTCCAAACTTTGATCAATATAGAGCAACTCTTGCTCAAGGTGGAAAGGCAACATTCGTTGAAGATTTTATGAATAATATTGGTGCAGAGTGTCTTTATGATGGATATCAAATTATCTGGAGATTATGAAAAAAAGTCTTGATGTTATTCTCGGTGCATGGAATGGGGGACTAGGAGATCAACTTCAATTTTCTACTCTTCCGGAAGAATTCTACAAGCAATATGGAAGAGAAACTTATCTATTGAGCAGCAGTAATTTTAGAAATAATGAAATTTATGATTTGGTTTGGGGATTGAATCCTTACATTAAGGGACATAAAACTGGGGGGTGGAATGCAGGAGACACCCCCCAAATCAAAGTTTTAAATTGTAATAATAATTGGATTAGTTCTTGGGAACTTGCTCATGGATTAGAACCTAAGAATAAATATCCTAAAATATACTATCAACCAAATAAGATAAAAAGTTACGAAGATTCTATACTTGTTGATTTTACTGCAACCAGTTTAAAGTTTGACGGGATTGATAATGGATATGATATTGGAAAGGTCAAAGAATCATTTCAAAATTTAAAAAACAAGTATTCAAATAAAAAATTTGTATCTATTAAATTTGAAAAAAATATAAGTGGACAAAAAATTGAAGTTGACTGTGATGATGAAGTCATGGTAAAATCTATTTTTCACTATTGTGATCTTATGTATTCTTCTAGTGGATTATGTGGATTGCATAGCGGATCAACTTCTTTAGCCAGTGCTATTAAAGCATATAAAGAAGATCTTGATATCTTCATTTTTGTCTCAGAGACACTTCATAATAATATGAAAAGGTGGTTGAATAATGAATTGCATTTTGGTGCATTCTATCTTGACTATGTAAATTATATTGTAACTAAATGAAAAGCATTGTTATTACTGGGTGTGGGTCTGGATTGGGTAAGGCACTGCAAAAAAGTGCGTCCCATAAACATATAGTATTTCCCCATTATAGGAAAGGTGACTTTGGTTTGATTGGAGACATTACTGATTTAGACTTTCCGGATAATTTTTTTAACTATCTTGTTAAATCAAATGCAGATGTTTTTATAAACAATGCTGGAGTATATTGTAACGGACCAGTAGAAAATATATCTGACGAACTTATAGAAAAAATCATCAATGTTAATTTGACAAGACAAATTCTTATGCTTAAGAGAGCATATAAGTTTTTTAAAAAAAAGAGTAATGGTTTGATTATTAATATCAACTCTTTATCTGGAATTTATCCATCTAAAAATGAAACTATATATTCTGCAACTAAGTTTGCATTAAAAGGATTTTCAAAGTCACTTCAAATAGAAGCAATTGGCACTGGTGTAGAAATTATTGATGTTTATCCTGGGGCTTTTCAAACAAGAATGACGGAGAGTAGATCAAATTACGATTCTCTAATGAAAGTAGATGAGGTTGCAGATCAAATCATAGATCTTATCTCTGAAAAAAATCACTATGTTAATGAATTAATTTTAAGAAAAAGAAATGAAAGCAGTAATTCTTGAAGAAATAGATTCTCCTTTAGCAATTAAAGATGTTGAACTTACAGAATTAAAAGTCGGACAAGTCCTTGTCAAAATTTTAGTAAGTGGTCTTTGTGGTGCTCAACTTCATGAAATTAGAGGTTATAAAGGAAATGCAAAGTTTCTCCCGCATTTAATGGGACATGAAGGTTGTGGTATTGTAGAAGAAGTTGGACCTGGTGTTACTACTGTAAAAGTTGGTGATAAGGTTGTAATGCACTGGAGACCTGGTGCAGGTATTGAATCACCTTTCCCTTCATACGTTCTTGACGGCAAAAATATGAGTAGTGGTAAGGTAACCACCTTGAGCGAATATTCTATTGTTTCTGAGAACCGTGTGACTGTAGTTCCAGATGATACTCCACCTGAACTATGTGCAATTCTTGGATGTGCTCTCACCACTGCGATGGGTATCATTGATAATGAAGTTGATTTAAAATTTGGCGAGAGTATTGCTGTAGTTGGATGTGGTGGCGTTGGTTTGAACCTACTTCAAGGTGCTGCAATGAAAAGTGCATGTCCCATTTACGCAGTAGAGAAAAATTTTGACAAGAGAAACCTATGTTTTGTTGCTGGAGCAACAATTTTTGTTGATGATATTGCTGATATCGATGAGAAAGTTGATGTAATTATTGACACCACAGGCATTCCAGAAGTCATCAGTGCTTGCGTGTCTAAATTATCTGGTAAGGGTCGCATGATTCTTGTTGGACAACCTGCACCTGGTAGGGGTGTTGAGGTTATGAATGCAGTCAATCTCTTCAGTGGATTGGGCCAGACCATCAAAGCAACTCAAGGTGGTAAGACTAATCCCACAGAAGATATCCCTCGATATGTTCGTATGCATAAAGAAGGGTTGTTAGATATAGAATCATTTATTACGCATAGATTTAAATTAGAACAAGTTAATGAAGCATTTGACTTGCTTAGAAGTGGAAATGCTGGTAGAATCATTATTGAAATAGGAGTAAACTGATGCGAAAAGTTTGGACAAAAGAAGAACTGATTGCTTTCGAAGATAGGATTGGTGATCTTTATTTGGACAATCAGTTGCCATTTCTTTTTCACCTTTCTGGAGGAAATGAGGATCAACTTATTGATATCTTTAAAGATATCAAAGAAGGGGATTATGTAATCTCTAATCATAGAAATCATTATCATGCATTATTGCATGGTATTCCTCCTGAAGAACTTGAGGAGAAAATTAAAGATGGTAGAAGTATGTTTGTTTATGATCGTAAACGCAACTTCTTCCTTTCTGCTATTATTGGAGGAACTCCTGCTATTGCTGCTGGTGTTGCGTGGGCACTTAAACGCAAAGGATCATCGCAGAAGGTCTGGTGTTTTGTTGGAGATGGTACAGAAGATAATGGTCATCTATCAGAAGCTGTTCGTTATGTTGATGGTCACGAACTACCATGCACTTTTGTAATTGAAAGTAATGATAGATCGTGTGAGGCATCTAATTCTGATCGTTGGGGAAAGACTGCACATCCGGTTTGGAATTCTCCATCAGTCATTCGTTATCAATATGAATGCACATATCCACACTGTCGCAAACCAGGTATGATTGATCTTGGTGCAGCACAGAAGTATAAGAAAACTGATGAAGAATATTTTCCACCACTTAAAGAGTTTGTATATCCTACTTATGATGTTGACAAAAATCTTTCATATAAAGATGCAATGTCTCAGTCAATGTCTGAACTTGGAGAGCAAGGTGCTATTTTTATTGGATACAATGTTCTTTATGGAAATGCGATTGGCACCCTTAAAGATGTTCCAGATGAACAAAAACTAGAAACACCTGTAGCAGAAAATCTAATGGCAGGACTTGCTATTGGAATGTCGTTTGAGGGATTCATCCCTGTGGTTTACTTTGAACGTCACGACTTTATGTTGGTTGCAGCAGATGCAATTATCAATCATATTGATAAGATTGAAAGGATTTCTCGCGGGGAGTATAAAGTTCCTGTAATCATTCGCGCAGTCACTGCAGATGCTGGACCATTCTATTCTGGAATCACTCATTCCCAAGACTTTACAAATATGTTCCGAGAGTCGGTAAGTTTTCCTGTTATTGATCCTGTAACTGGATCGGATGTCATTAATGCCTTTAGGGGTGCAAAGGAAAGTGGAAGACCAGCAATTATCATCGAACGCAAGTCCAGATATTGATGAAAAATAAAATTCTAGTAATTGGTGAGAGTTGTCTGGACGTATTTGTTTATTGCGATGCTATTCGTTTAGCGCCTGATGTTCCAGTTCCGGTCTTGAATATTAAGGATCAAAATGAAAATCCTGGAATGGCTAAAAACGTTTATAGAAATATTAAAAGTCTTACTGATAAATGTGATTTGATTACAAATAATAGTTGGTTTAATATTACTAAAACAAGATATGTTGATCAAAAAAGTAATCACATGTTTTTCAGGGTAGATTCTCCTCATGATATTGAGAGAATTGATATAAGTAAAATTGATTATGATTATGAGATTATTGTTATCTCGGATTATAATCGTGGATTTTTAAATGAAGAAGACATCTCAGAAATATGTTCTAAGCATCCAAAAGTTTTTATTGATACTAAAAAAACAATAGGACCCTGGATTAACAATGCATACTTTATTAAAATAAATGATTATGAGTTTAACAATTCAAAAAAATTTATTAATAAAGATCTTCTTTCAAAAATTATTAGAACTAAGGGATCGGATGGATGCGAGTTTCAAGGTAATATGTATCCAGTAAAGAAAGTAGAAGTTAAAGATGTTTCTGGAGCAGGCGATACTTTCTTATCTGCTCTGGTTGTAAAATATTTTGAAACAGGTGATATTGTTGAAGGTATAAAATTTGCAAATATATGTGCTTCTAGTGTAGTTAAACAAAGAGGTGTGACTGTCATATGATTATTCTAACAGGGTCTTCTGGATTTATAGGAAAGAATTTTTCAAAGAAAATATATCAAGAGACTATTAAATTAGATATTGATAATTGCTGGACTTTTTTTGATACATTTGATAGGTGGAAAGAAGTAACTTTGATTATTCATCAAGGAGCAATATCTTCAACAATTGAAACTGATATTAGTAAGATTCATAAACTAAATGTTGATTATACTTTAAAGTTATTTGATTATGCAATAAAGTATTCAATACCGGTAAAGTATGCGTCTTCAGCATCAGTTTATGGAAATCTTTATGGCATTGTAAATCCTCTAAACTATTATGCTATCTCAAAGTTGCAGATTGATTATTGGGTTCAGGACCATATTGAAGAGTTCTCTTTAATTCAAGGATTTAGATATTTTAATGTTTATGGTGATGGTGAAGAAAATAAAGGTGACCAAGCAAGCCCAGTTAGTAAGTTTGCAAAGCAAGTTGAGGAGACTGGTAAACTTAAACTGTTTGAAGGTTCTGATAAATTTTTAAGAGACTTTATATGTGTTGATGATATTGTTGACCTAGTTCTTAACAATAAAAAAAAGTCAGGTATATATGATTTGGGAACTAGTAATCCAGTTAGTTTTCAGCATGTTGCAGAATGTATTGCAAATAAGTATAATGGTGAGATAGAATATATTCCATTCCCAGATCATTTAAAGGGTAAGTATCAGGATTATACTTGTGCAAAACCTATGTGGGGTGATTATAAATTTACTACTATAGAGGACTATTTAAAATGAAAACAATCTGGACAAATGGATGCTTTGACATTCTCCATCCAGGGCATATTGAATTATTTAAATCATGCAAATCGCTTGGTGATCGTTTGATTGTTGGTTTGGATACTGATGAAAAGGTCAGAAAAGATAAGGGCCCAGAAAGACCAATTAATAATCTATGTCACAGATATTCTATTCTTAGTGCAATTAAGTATATTGATACTATTCATACTTTTAATAGCAAGATTGAACTGGAAGAACTTATTCAGTTTTATAATCCAGATGTATTGGTTGTTGGTGGTGATTGGAGAAATGGTGAAGTCGTCGGCGCAAAATATGCTAAAGAAGTGAGATTCTTTAATCGTGTTGGTGGATATTCTTCAACTAAAATTATTGATAGATTAAAAAAATTATGAGATACGTCGTTGACATTGATGGAACTATTTGCATTCCGGGTAAGAATGAGGAGTCTCGTTATACTGAAGCATTACCAATTCAATCTAGAATTGATAAAATAAATAAATTGTATGACGAGGGACATACCATCGTCTACCTTACTGCCAGAGGAATGGGTCGGTACAAAGACAATGCGGACCTGGCAAAGAAAGAGTTTTATAAATTTACTGAAGAACAGTTAAAAAACTGGGGATGTAGATATAATCAATTGTTTCTGGGAAAACCTTCTGCAGATTATTACATTGACGACAAGGGAGTTAATTCTGATGATTTCTTCGCAATCTGATCCAGTGAAGTTTGTCTCTAAGGGGTGGGGATATGAAAAATGGATTGTTAATAGTCCTCTTTATTGTGGGAAGATTCTTTGGTTTGCAAAAGGAAAGCAATGTTCTTGGCATTATCATAAGAAAAAGGATGAAGTTTTTTATGTTCGCAGCGGAAAACTTGTTGTATATTATAGTTGGGATGATGTATTTGAATTTGCAAATGTAAAAGAATTATTTGTTGGTGACAAATTCCATGTTCCCGTTGGTATGAGGCATAGAATGTTTGCATTGGATGACACTGAAATGTTTGAGTTTTCTACAGAACATTTTGATGAAGATAGCATTCGTATTGAAAAAGGAGACTAAAGTGATTGGATTTAATTATCTTGGCAAATTGGGACAACTTGGAAATCAAATGTTTCAGTATGCAGCAACCTTAGGTGTTGCTAGACAACTTGGAGTTCCATTTATTATTCCAGATCATAATGAAGTTATTGTTGATAGTCTTGGTAATAAATTGAGAATTGAATTATTTGATTGTTTTGATATCAAACCAGACAATATTGGATTACTTAAGACAGATAATGTTTTTCCTGAAAAAGAATTTGAATTTAATAATAGTTTTTTTAATCTAGATAAAAGAGACAATTTTACGTTATACGGATTTTTTCAAACTGAGAAATACTTTAAGCACTGTGTTAGAGAGATTAGAGAGCAATTTATATTTAAGAAACAAATTGTTGATGAGTGTAAAGAAGTTATTGATGAATGTTTTGATAATCCTATTGCTCTTCACATTCGTAGAGGAGATTTTTTAATAAACTCTGATAATCACTACAATCAACAATTAGATTATTATGAAAATGCTCTAAGTAAATTTGATTCTAACAGACAGGTAATTATTTTTAGTGATGATCCTCAGTGGTGTATGAAACAAGAATTGTTTGCTTCTGACAGATTTATTGTTTCAGTTTCCGCAGGTCCTTATCATGACCTATACATGATGACTCAATGTAGTGACTTTATTATTGCTAATTCTACTTTTTCTTGGTGGGGGGCATGGTTAGCTAATTGTGGCAAAGTTATTGCTCCATCTAAATGGTTTGGTCCAAATAACTCTCATTTAAATACTAAAGATCTTTATTGTGAACATTGGGAAGTTTTATGATTAACTATAGTAATATGAACAAAAACAAATCAACGTATAAACTTAAAAATATTGGTCCAATTTATTACTTAAATCTTGATGATCAACCAGAAAGAAGAGAGTATATGGAGTCCCAATTTAAATATTGGGAAATTGAAACCTACGAGAGAATCTCTGCCTATGATGGTAGAGAAGATGACCTGAGTGATATTCTTATAGGTCGTTATCCTGAAATGATGAGTTCTGGAGAGATTGGATGTACTACTTCACATCTTAAAGCACTTAAGCATTACTTAAAAACTTCTGATAGTCCTTATGCTGTCATCATGGAAGATGATTGTAGTTTAGATCTTGTTCGTTATTGGAACTTTACTTGGGATGATTTCTACGCACATTTTCCATATGATTATGATGTAATTCAAATTGCTATCATCTGTACCGGTGATATTCATGTAAAACTACACAAAAGATTTGTGAATGATTTCTCTACAGCTTGCTATGTAATTAATAGATATCATGCAGAAAAACTTGTTAGGCTACATTGCCGTGGAGAAAAGTATAAACTTGACAATGGTTGTAAGCCAAGACCTGTTGCTGATGATTTGATTTACAATTCAGGAAATACTTTTTCTATTCCTCTACTTCTTTATAGAACGGAACTGGGATCTAGTATTCATCCTGAGCATGTTGATGCTTTTCATAAAGGTAACTATGAAGCTCAGTCAAATTTTTGGCAACAAAATGGTGCGAGTATTGATATTAAAGATTATATGAACTATGACCCATATCTTGGTAGAGTGACTGAGAATTCTGCTACCCAACCCCAAGAAAACACTTGACACGATCCCAAAGAGAATGTTAAAATAAATACATTGACGTGACGAAGCCTCAACTACTCGCTAAGTGACGTGAATTAAACGGAGTTTGTCGAAACTCCTTACATCCGCAGATATTATTCTGCGAGAAAATATAGAGGTACTATTATGTTTAAATCCGCAATCGCAGCTGTTGCAGCTGCTCCTTTCCTTGCCACCGCTGCGTTCGCTGGCCCTTATGTTAATGTAGAAGCAAACACTGGTCTGACTGGTAGTGACTACGTTGGCACCGTAACCGAAGCACATATCGGTTATGAAGGAACTTCTGGCAAAGTCACCTACTACGGTCAAGTTGGTCCCGCTCTGGTAACCCCTGATGGTGGTGATACTGATGTTCAGATCTCTGGTAAGATCGGTGCTTCCGTCGCTGCTACCGAGAACCTGGGTATCTATGGTGAGTATGCTGCAATCAGCACTGATGCTGACCTTGCCAGCAATATCAAAGTTGGTGTGAAGTACACCTTCTGAAAACCAACATACGAAGAACCTAACTGTCCACACTAAGATTAGTTAGGAATTCATAACAAGAGGGGCTTGACCCCTCTTTCTTTTTGCTATATAATTGTGTAACAATTCGTAATAAAACGAAAATGACTGTAACAAAAAACGAGTTTGGACAAGTGAATATGTGGGCTAAAGAGCCTTCCATGTATATGACCAAGGAAGATCTTGAGCGTTATGGTATTGAACCTTATGCTGAGAGGGCAGAGCGTCTCAATGGTCGTACTGCCATGATGGGTTTCGTAGCAGCCTTGATTTCTTATGCATTTACTGGTAAACTGTTCTTCGGCGTTCTCTGAAGAAGTGATGAAACTGACTTACGTTGGTATTCCTGCCCCTGAAGTATTGGAAGATGACCCTTGGTTTGGTCCTGCTCCCTTTACAGAAAAGTCAGTTGCTTTGAAAGAAGCAAGAGACCAGGCAGAGGCAGATTTGCAATTAATTCCTGAGTATGAAGAACCTCAACCCAAAGAACCAGAAAACATTCATGAGGTTTTATATCAGATCGCAACACAAAATGTTGCTACAACTCTATCACTTGATCCTCTACCATCTTTGGGAGGTTCAGAAAACTTCCAAGAAGGTTGGATGTCTGGTGTAGGTTTCCACTAGTATTCTAGGAGACAGAAAATGACCGAAACAATCTTTACAATCACAAGTGTTGCCTTCTTTGTTTTGTTGGCACACTCAGTTAATCAACTATCTGAAACTTACTGATGACTACTTTTAACGTTACTCTTCAATCCCCCGATGGCACCGAAACTACTATTCAGTGTCCAGACGACCAATACATTCTTGAAGCCGCTGAAGAAGCGGGTGTTGACCTTCCTTCATCGTGTAAAGCAGGTGCTTGCTCGGCTTGTGCAGGAAAACTCATCTCTGGCACCGTAGATAATGAGGAGCAGTCCTTCCTTGACGACGATCAGATTGCTGATGGTTGGGTGCTTACTTGTGTGGCATATCCCACCAGCGATTGTGTGATTCTTACTGAGCAGGAGGAAAACCTGTGATTGGTATCGCCACTCTGGTCGGTGTTATCACTGCCATTGCTATTGGCGGTGCTGTTTACTTCACTAAGAAAGAATCATGAAAGCACTCTTCGCATTTCTGGCAGTAATGTTCCTTGCCCTTCCTGCCTGGGCAGTTGATGTAACGATGGGTTCTGGTGGTAACCTTGTGTTTGAACCATCTGAAATCTCCATCTCAGCAGGAGATACCGTTCACTTTGTCAATGGTATGCTCCCCCCTCACAATGTTATTGTTGAGGATCACCCTGAACTCTCCCACGAAGGTCTTATCTTCGCTCCTGGTGAGAGTTTTGATATTACCTTCACTGATGCTGGTGACTACACCTTCTGGTGTGCTCCTCACAAAGGTGCTGGTATGATTGGCACAGCACATGTTTCATAATGCATCATCACATTGAACATATGATTATCTGTTGTGTAGTTGGTATTGGTATTGGAACCCTAGCAGTTTGGGGTTACAATAAGATTAAACAAAATAAGGATCACAATTCATGAGTGCTGATATGCTTGGGCAACTTGGAGTTGCCCTCCAGAAACTAAACTGGAATAGTGATGATGAACTTTCAGTTGAAATTGGTGGTTTAGCAGTCACAGGAACTGCTACAAGTCCAAATGCTAATCCAAAATGGGCAAAACCATTTGGAACAGTCACTTATCAGAACGATGCTTTTATTGTAATCAAAAATAAAACACGTTCACCAAAACAGGAATCTATCCCTAATCCTGAACTTAAACAAAAACACCCTTATCAAGGAGAAAAACAATGAACGAAAAAGCAGAACGTATTAACGGTTGGGCAGCAATGATTGGTATTATTGCAGCGATGGGAAGCTATGCTGCCACTGGACAAATTATTCCTGGAGTATGGTGACATGTTGACGGAAATTGTCTCATCAGTTTTATTAGCATTTATTTTAGCACTTATTGTTTTTGATGGAAATGATACTGATGATGACGATGACCATCAAGGTGGCAAAATGATTCCTGCCTATAATCCAACTAACTAAAATGATAGAAGTAAAAATGCGTAAAGAACAGTATCAAGTTCCACAAGTACAATTTCAATTTCGTGAGAACGGTGAGTTTGTAACTCGCACTACTTCAGAATTGTTTGATAAGAAGCGTGTGGTTATTTTTTCACTTCCTGGTGCATTCACTCCTACATGCTCTGCATATCAACTTCCTGGTTTTGAAGAGAAGTATGAAGAGTTCCAAGCACTTGGTATTGATGCCATCTATTGTATCTCTGTGAATGATGCCTTTGTAATGAATGCATGGTCTCGTGATCAAGGAATTGAAAAAGTTCAATTGATTCCAGATGGCAATGCATACTTTACTCGTTCTATGGGACAACTAGTTCTCAAATCTAATCTTGGATTTGGTGAGCGTTCCTGGAGATATGCTGCTGTTGTAGATAAAGGTATTATTGAGAAACTGTTTGAAGAACCAGGCAGACGTGATAATGCTTCGGATGATCCTTATGAAGAAACTACTCCTGAAATGGTTCTGGAGTATGTAAAATCAACTGTAAGAGAAACCGCAAACGTATGATTCAAAGCACCCGAAAAGGGTGCTTTTTTTATAAATACTGTGTGTTTTAAGTAATATCCAATGACCTTAGATCTTCATAACTTTTTTAAGTATTATGATGATAAGAACGCCAACCACGTTGCAGCGGTTCAGTGGTTGGAGGATAATCTTCCAGAAAAATATTTGGATGACTCTCAATGTGATTGGGTGAGTATTTTTAGAACTAAACCACCAACTCCACCAGTTCTTCCAGTACCTTATTTTAATCAGGTAGACAATTACAGAGATGCACATAGAACTTGCAACTCTTCATCGTGTGCTATGTGTCTTGCTTTCCTCAAACCAGGAAGTATTAAAGGTGACGACGAATACGTTAAGAAAGTATTCGCAATTGGTGATACAACGGACCACGCTGTTCAGACAAAGGTTCTGGCGGGTTATGGAGTTAAGTCACACTTTAGTTACAATTTATCTTTTGCTGATATCGATAAAAGTATTGACGCTGGGAAGCCCGTTGTTATTGGCATACTCCATAGGGGTTCTCTATCTGCACCTACTGGTGGGCATATGTGTGTCGTCATTGGTAAAACCCCAGATGGAAAAGGATACTACGTCAATGACCCATACGGATCACTAAACGATAATTATAGTGGTCCTGTTGAGAACGGCAAGAAAACAATCTATACTAAAGCAGTTCTTAAGCACCGTTGGTGTCCAGGAGGCAACGATGGATGGGGTAGGATTTTCGACTAATTTTAATCGCAAAATGCTCAAGGTGATAAAAGATCTCACTGATAGTGGGAGACATGTAGAAGCAAATCAACTGTATCAAAGGTATTTCGGAGAAGACAATGGCAAGAGTAGACCTTCATAACTTTTTTAAGTTTTATGATGACAGAAATCCAAGTCATGTTAATGCAGTTCAATGGTTAGAAGATAATCTTCCAAATGATTATCTTGAAGATGATGCTGATTGGGCAGATATTTACAGAGGCAAGAAGTCTGCTTCTGGGTCATCTGCACCTGCTGAAGATGTTTGCCCTCACTGTGGCAAACCACTGGGAAAGTAGAAGGGGCAGCTCCTTCTGCTGGTGCTGCCCAAACTGGAAGTGACGATGTACCTATGATGGGCATCAAGTTAATCAAAGAATTTGAGGGATGTCATTTAAATGCATATCCCGATCCCTTGACTGGTGGACTTCCAATCACTATTGGTTGGGGTTCAACTAGAAATAAGAATGGGCAACCATTCCAAATGGGAGATAGTATTACACAGGCAGAAGCAGATGAACTTCTGATTAGTCAGTGTAAGAATCAGTTTCTTCCCGCTCTCCGCAAAATCCCACATTGGAATGAAATGTCAGATGGTAAAAGAGGTGCTCTATTATCTTTTGCTTACAATCTTGGTGCTGGTTTTTACGGTGGGGATAACTTTAATACCATTACTAAGCGACTTAAGAATAAGGAGTGGGATTTAGTTCCTGACGCACTATTCCTCTACCGTAATCCTGGTTCTAATGTAGAAGCAGGTCTGGCACGTAGAAGAAAGGCGGAAGGTGAAGCGTGGAAAAAAGGTTGATTCGACTAAATATTAAAAGAAATCATCACGCGGATTGATGAATAAGAACAAAGAGAATAAAATGAGCACTTTGATTCGTATTTTAATCTTGAGTTGGTCTGCTGCTCTACTTACAGCAAGTTATGCTGGGGCTCTATCTAAGATGGACCCTACATTTATTGCTACTGTCTTCACAGCATCTGCTGCCACATTTGGCATTAACACTATGAAGAAGGGTGGAGATGATGATGACGATGATAAAAAAACAGAACCCCGTAGAGAGGAGTTTGTAGAAACTCCTCCTCCACCTCCCCCCGTAAGAGAGGAACCTGTTTGGGAAGAACCCGTTCAGAATAGAACTGAAGAACTACCTTTAGTAGATACTGGATATGGTGATACCCTTGAAGAAAGAGTGGAAGCACTTGAGGCAAAGGTTGATGAAGAAAAACCATTCCAAAGAGGAGACCTCTGATGTCTAAATCCCCAAACAAAGGTAAGAAAGGTTCTGCCAATAATAAGAAACAGAATCAAGGTAATGCAACTGCCAAGAAGGCAAAAAATGGAGGAAAGAAAAAGTAATGATATTGGAAATTTTGATTGCTGGTCATGTAGTTATTGGACCAAAACTATGTCAAGTTGACATTATTCATAAAAACAAACTTCACACATTTGAGTATGTATGCCCAGAGAATGGAACACTCCTAAGAGAGAGTGTTGGAATGCTCCCATTCATCAGATCCTAAAAGCCATAGATAATCACACCCGTCTCTTTATGGAGACGGGTGATTTTTGGCACGAGGAGCAGGCAAACATATTGCGAAAATATGTTAAAGATTTAAAAATTTGGATTCACAAACAAGAAGGATGGTGGAATGAGTAAATCTTGACAGAATCTAAATAATAACTTATAATGTAAGAACCCACCTAAATGGTGGGTTTTTTCGTCATGAGATCTTGAGTGACATTTAGAGCCGAGGAAGGTGCCCACTGAGAGGTTGGGTGTACCCCCCTTCTATTCGGATGTAGAGTTCAATTAATTTTAGTGCAAAACTTCTTTACTGTAGCCCTGCCCCTTCTGGCAACGGTTACAACCAATGCGGCAACACTGCCATTCGTCAACTACAAGATGCAGGGTCCACCACCCCCATTCACAACCGAAAAATTGAATCTTGTAGATGAGAAGACAGCGACCAAAGAGGTTGCTCCCGAAAAGCCAAAAGAAACAAGGCTAATTTGTAAAGGGTGTAATGAGAATGAAAACCAGACGCTTGCATTCTTGCAAGAAGAAGGTATCTCTGACAGAAACGCCCTTGCTACCATCATGGGCAATATTAAACAGGAAAGTAATTTCCATGCTAATATTTGCGAAGGTGGTAGCAGGATCACATACAATGCCTGCCGTTGGGGTGGGTATGGTTTGATCCAATGGACATCTGCCAATCGTTATCATGGATTGGGTGAATTTGCTAGGAAGTATGGTGGTAATGCATCATCACTTCAGACGCAACTTCGTTATCTTACGAATGAAGTTCAGTGGCAAAGAATTGCTGATAGGATGAAAACTCCTGGCAAGTCCATCAATTCTTACATGAACTATGCGTATAGTTGGATTGGTTGGGGCATTCATGGTGCTCGCACACATTATGCTCATGAGTATGCTAACCGACTGATCACGGTAGAGGTTTGATACAATAGAATAATAAATAGAGGGGAGTGCTGCAGACCTCCCCTTTTTTAGTAAGATGAAAACTTTTAGAGAGTTTATTTTAGAAGCAAGGACTATACGTTCAAAGGAAGATGCTGAAGAGATGCGTCAGCAAAAAGATAATCCTGATGATTATGTGGTGAGGAATAAAGGTGGTGGACATCATCACCCTATTCATAAAGACCGATTATCGGGACAACGAAAAAGAAGAGCTGCAAATTTAAAACCACTCACTACAAGAGAATTAGAAGATCACGCAAAGAGAAATCTTTATCCAACACCTAAAAAAACAGCAAAAAAAGCAATCCGAATTGAGGGTGGTAGAAAAAGAGCACAGCGAGATGATGCTAAAACTAAATCACAACAAACAGGACAACAACATGATGTAGATCATATTCAGGGACAACCAAATAGAAGAAGTGAAGGTCTTAGATCAAGATTTCAAAAAATTCATCCAGGAGATGCTTCGGATAATAGGCAAGTAATGCATGGTGATGAAAACAGAACAAAAAATTCAAAAAATACTCAACGTTCAACTACAAGAGCAGGAGCTATTAGAGCAGCACTTCAAAGAGCAAGAGACAATTGAATAATAAATAGAGGGGAGTGTTGCTACTCCTCTTTTTTTATGTTTAATTTTAACTTTGGAAAGAAGAAACCAGATAAGAAGAAGATAATCCTTATAAGCATCGTACTCAGTGGTATTGTAGCAACCCTCTCCCAATGCACTGGAGTGTCTCAGAATGCCCTGTGGGACCTCCTAGATGAGGCACAGAGGACTCTGTTCCCTCAAACCATAATCAACGATATCCTGCTCCAAGATCCTGGTGTGGTAGAAAGGAGAGTTGAGAGAGATGTAGACAAAGCAATCAGAGAATATGAGAGCTTGACAGAGGGTTCTAATGACAGTAGACTACCTTTGTCACGGTTGATAGAGAAGGCTTCAGATAACTCTGAAGCCCAAAGATTATTAGGAGGTGAAATGAGGATCTGTGCTTCTTGGGTTGAAAATTGTATTATTGATGAAAATTAATGACCAATAAACAAAACGAAATTCTTAAGTGCCTCTTAGTTGCTGGTACTTTTGCAAATACTTTCATGTGTCTTAATCTTTATAATCAACTTGGATCTCTAGAGTATAGTCATTCGCAACTGGATAGCAATGTAATGTCTGCTATTCAAACTTTGAGTGTTGATGTATGGCAACTTAAAAGTTCTGCCGCAAACAATGCTATGAATTATTCTGGACAATTCGAATGATTGAAACTGTAATTGCTGGTCTCACATGCGGAATTGCAACTTTTTATGGAGTAGGAGATGGATTTCATGGTCAAACTACTGCAAACGGCGAAAGGTTTGATGCTTATCGTTGGACTGCAGCTCATCCTTATCTACCTATGGGTTCAAAAATTCGGGTGACTAATCAGGACAATGGAAAGCAAGTTATTGTTCGTGTGAATGATCGTGGTCCTTATTCTCACGCAGACTTGGACCTTTCTTATTCTGCTTTTGCTCATATTGCATCAACACGTAAAGGAAACGCTACTGTATGTTGGAGGGTTGTAGGTTGAAAAAACTTTTGATTCTTGTTTCTATTTTGTTTGCGTCTCCTGTTTTTGCAGAAGAGACAGTCAAAACATATCGTCCATTTCGATATGAAACTCCATGTCTTTTAGATGCAGGTATTCAAACCTATCCTGATGTATGTGTAGTGATTGAAACCCGTGAAACTGGTGGAGCACTACGCACTCGTAACATTTTTTCTAATAAACACGGACTCACCATCAAAGGTCGGTTTGATAAAGAGAAAGGATATATGACTTGGGATAGTCACAATCAGTTTGAGTATAAGTGGGACTATAAGGTTGGTGGATCTGGTGGTACTGATGGTCTTGGGGCATGGACTTATGTAATGCCAGGTTTTCTTGTTCAAAATGTTTCTTGGGATTAAATAAATAGAAAAAAATATTAATATTATTAATGAAGAAATTATTAGCATCAGTTGGACTTTCATTAACTTTAGTATTTCCTACATTTGCTAATTCATTAGAACCAAAACAACCAACAGTAAAACCATACAGTCTCGCAGCAATGGGTTGTATGATTTTACTTGAATGTACAGAAGGTGTTGAGAAACTTACGCCAGAATCTGCTGTATTTGATAAAGAAGATTTTGCCCCATTCAGAGAAGAAATCAAAAGGATTATCTCTGCTCTGAACAAACTAGAGATCGGAGTTTATCTAGCACCTACTAGATACTTCACTCCTAGAACGGTAGGAATTTACAAACCAAATTACAATAGGTTTTTTATTAATGAAGTTCTCCTGAGAGATGAAAGAGAATTCTTAGGAACTCTTCGTCATGAAGGATGGCACGTAGTTCAGGATGCTATGGGTGGTGGATTAGATACATCATTCATGGCACAAGTTCATCAGGATTCTGAAATCCCTGCTTGGGTAATGAAGCAAACAAGATTGACCTATGAATCTATCGGCCAAAGTCGTGCTGTTCCTTGGGAAGCAGATGCTAACTGGGCAGAAGAACAACTCAATCAGACTGCTAGATACCTTGAGATGGCTGCTGAGAGACCACTATGGGAACAGATTACACCAACTCCACTTACTAAGGATTGGTTGATTGGTTGTGGATGGATGAAACCACAAGATGGTTTGTATCCCTATTATCCCAACAAAAAAGTTCAATACTGCACTGAAGGAAAATACTGATGGATGTGTTTCCTTGGGGAGTAGTTATAATATTGGGCTGCGGTCTTATATTCACAGCATATATTATCTACTACATACTAAAGTTAGCAAACGAGGAGATGAAGGATGAAACATCTGAGTCTGATACTATCACTCACAAGTCTGAGCATTAGTGCTGCGATTGGTGTAGGAGCATATATCACCTATCAGAAAGCACAAAAGATTCTGGACAACCCAGAAGAGTTTGTTGGTGCTGTTGTAGAGAAACAAGTATCTAAGGCATTCGAAAAACTTCCTATTCCAGGTATAAATACTCAGAAGTTTAAACTTTTTTAACGAATGGGCGCAATGGTTCCTCCCAGCAGAAAGTCCTGCTATAACTTTAGAGTAAAGGAAATAGAAAAAGTTATTGATGGCGATACTATTGACGTTATTATTGATCTTGGGTTTGATCTCTATAAGAAAGAACGTGTCAGAGTTGCTGGTGTTGATACTCCAGAGAAGCGCACCACGAATGATGAAGAGAAAGCATTGGGATATGATGCAACTCATTGGTTGGAAGAAAAACTTGATGGTGCTATTAAAGGTGAAGATGATCTTATTATTAGGACTGAGCTTGTTGGTGGTTTCGGCAAATATGGTCGTCTCTTGGGTTGGTTATATATCGGGGACGCAGAACTCTCACTCAATGAACAAATGATTACTGAAGGTTATGCTTGGAGTTACTCTGGAGGAACCAAGCAAAAGAATTATGAGGAATTGAAAGAAATTAGACGTGTTAATGGTACTCTTGTAGAATAAATAATGTGAAAATTTGGTTAAGGGGTGTATGACTGAAACACCAATTAGTGTTGAACAAGAACAAGAAGTTAAAAAAAGAAAAGTAGAGAAGGATAATATCTTCCTGGATATTCTTTATAATCTTGTAGTTCAGATGCCTGTTCTGGTAATTTCCTGGATCATTTCCAAGATTGACTGGGACTAAATTGAGAACTTAGCAGATAGTTTTTTCGCTATCTTCTTAGCAGGGGCAAAGAGAGGTTTGAATCTTGCTTGCCCCTCTTTTGTAAATTTATCTGCTATTACATCGTCAATAATGATTTTGTTATCAATCTCATAGAGAGCATTGATTTCAACTTGGTCACGAATATATTGCTCTACGTTATCTACCTGCTCTACAAGTCTGGTTCCTTCGGCGGAGTATTCAAAGATATCAATATGTCCCCCTTCAGCAAGCACATAATGCAGAACGGGTTTGACTTGTTTGATCTTGACCTTGAACTTCTTTTTGGTTGCTTCTTTGATGAGTGGCTCAGCAGCGTTCTTGACAGCGTTAAATGTCTGTGTGGCAACCATCGTAGCAGCAGTTGTAACTACTGCGATAGAACCAGCCGTAGCAACAACAGAAGGGTCAGGTAGATTAATATCGACTCCATTGACAGTAAAGGTAGGTGGTTTGGTTGTTGGTGGAACCTCTATTACGGGGGTAATAGGTTGTGCTATTTGAGGTGCTACTACTGGGGCTGGTGGGGTAGGACTATCGGGTAACCCCCTGGTCTTATCTGCCTCTTCCTGTGCTTGCTTCTCACGTTCTGCTCTCACAGCAGCATCAAACTCTTCCTGTGTAGGAACATCTATTATTGGATAGTTGATGGAAGGATCTGGTGCTTGAAATACTGGTAGTGCTAACCCTCTAACCACAGGAATCTCTGTTTCTCTAACAATCGGTGGTTCTATTGCTGGGATGACACTTGGACCTTCTATTCCTATCTTTGGAATGCCAGAACTAATGTTATCAATTGGATGTATTTCCATTCACCACATCCTGAACTCTAGGATACTTCACAACAACATCAGCACAGATTTTGTGGTAAGGACTATCAGGATGGAAACTAATACCATTCTTGATTGCTTCGCCACACTTAAGTAGTCTGACTAATTCAAAGTCAAGTCTTGCCTTATCTGCTTCTGCCTGTTGTCTTTTGATTTCAACTTGTGCTCTTGCCTTACAGATCTCTTGAAGTGATCCG